GATGCCCTGTGCTGAGGCTGTAATTTTATGGATATAGCCAGCCTGTGCAGGAGATACCGCGAAGAGAAAGAGGAAAGGAATTAAGCGTTTCATTTTAGTTTTCCAGATTGTGGATCAATTTCTTTACCTGTAATTGGATCGGTCTTAATAACCTCGGCCCCTTCTATCTTAAGGGGAGTAATCACCCTAATGGTCTGATATTGTTGAGCTTTTGAAAGTTCGGTTAAAGCTTTTTTTAGTTCGTCAATTTCTCTTTTAGCAGAAGCATTGTTCTTTTCGTCTTTCTTTTTGCCTGCGTTAGCGACAGTCACTCCGAGCGATCCAAGCAGCCCACCAAGGACGCCCGCCGCATATGTTGCATCAATTCTCTGATCTGCCACCCACCATTTACTTTCTGGGAGCTTGATATAGGCTAACGAAATTATGGTTATACACCATGCGATTAATAACGTCTTTATCCCAGTCGTCAGATAGAAAAGAACCATTTCTTGATATGCGGGCATATCGTCTGGGTCTACTTTTGATATCTTCTCTTTTTCTTTTTTGGGTGGTGCTATTTTTTCGGGTGGCTTAGCTTCTGCCATAAAATAAATGCAATACCTTAACAATCTAAATGAATGAGATTATTGCTGCAATTGTCGGGGCTATCTTCTCGATGCTGATGATGACATTTAGCAACATTAGTAACCGCCGTCAGAAAACCACCGTTGAAATATTTGCCCGCCTAAACAAGCTAGAAAAGCAAGTAGCTGTATTATTAGACAAACAACCAAGAAAAAGGGATTGGCGAGGTAACTTATGAAAAAACTTCTTAAGCCATTAAAGCCTTTGCTGTATTCTTTTCTGCAAAGTGATCAAGGTAAACGCTTTATTATTTCCATTCTTAAGGCAGCTACAAAACAAACAAACAATTCTTTAGATGATCAGGCGGTTGAATTTATTGAAGCTAGACTTTTCCCAAGCGAGACTACTAAATTACAATGAAAGAAGTAGACAACCCTGCTATGCGCAGCGTTATGGGACCAGAGTGGGTCAAGGCTCAGACAGAAAGGATGCTCCGAACAGAGAGGCTGTACGTGCTCGACGGGAGGCATCTTAAGGGACATGAAAAGCACGGCTTCTATACAGGCTTATATGAAAAGGCAGAAGAGTTAGAAAAAGAGCTGATGGAATGAGTGATTTGGATCTTAGGGATTTCTTTGATGCCTATGACCGTGGTGATCCCTACATGCGGGCAGCCGTTTCAGAATTACATTGCAAAGTAAAAAATCGCTTGCCAGAGTTACTAGCAAACGATGCGAATTGGTTCCAAACTTGGACCCTCGGCGGTAAACGTGATTTACAAACAGGTGGCCGTAATGTCTAAACTTCCACCTGAACTTTCTTATGTTTTAGAGCTGGCAAAGCCGCCGACAATAGAAGAAGAACTTGAAATGGAAAAAGCTATAAGGCAAGCTTTAACAATAGAAGATGTTGATGAACTCCACCGATGTGTTGAGGCAATACTCAGGCAGAATCATCAGCAAGGCATATTCATTTCACGGTCTTTGGATCAGATTCACCTCTTAACCGCGAAGCTTGCCTGTGCTGAAAATAGAGTCATACAGCCAGAACCGAGTTGGTTCTCAAAGTTTCTTTCTACGTTCAGAAACCCAAAACTCTAACTCTTTTATTCGAGTTAGAGCGCGTTTGATTTCCTCGGTGTCTGGGAGAGGTCGGAGGAGATGACCAAAAGGGGTCTCCTCCTCTGCGATGGCACGTTGTCGTTTAGTCATGTCTGCTTAAATAAGGATAAGGAGGCTTGACTTCAACTAACCACGGAGATAAAACCTCATCGGAGATTCTGTACTTCAGTGTGCCTATTATTTTTTTAGTCTCTCTCGTTTCGGAATCCCAAACAGGCAATCCATTTGTTCCATGGGCATCCCATGCGTGATGCATCTCTATGTCATGGAAAGTCATTTTTCCTTTCTCTCCTTTCCATCTAAAGGCCGAAGAGTCTGCTGTGCATGGAGTGATGGAGATCTTAGATCGTCCCAAATAACCTTATAGCTGTAATGCTTAAAAGGTGCTCTGTTCTTGACCTTCTTCATTTCCTCCACAACCTCGACAACGTTTCCTGTCCTTTTTGGAAGTCTGGTATTGATGCCGTCAATCCTCCTTTTCAGGACGCGATCACCGACATCGAAACGTTGACCAACGCGATTAGGGTTAGGCATTTTTCTCCCCGTATTTTTCCTTTAATACCTTCTCTACATCGGCGGGTAATGTCTGAAAGGTTTGTTTTTTAGAAGACTCCAGAAGATGTTGAAATTCAAAACTTTGCAATTGAAAAGCTTCGGGCATCTTCCTTTCACGTTGCCATTTGATGAACAACATGCCTTCTATTCCTCCCAGCATCTCGCTAGGCATTTCTTGTAGCTCGACACTAATAAGAGGCGGTTCCTTGATGTGAAGGAACCATTTAAGCCGCTTAAAAGAAAAGTAGAAGGCTCTCTTTAGTCTGTAGGTAAGACTGAACCAGAGGTCACTAAGGAACTCCATCAGCCTTGAGGCTCGATCTTACCGCCTTCGTTATTAGACCAATAAGATCCCCATAAAGTGAATCCTGGTACTTCATCAAAGGAGTTTTTCCCTTTGTATTGACGGATTGTTGAGCCACCAAGTTCTGCTTCAGTCGCCTGGTTCATTAACCATTTAGCGGCTTTCTTTGCTTCTTCAGGTGTGAAGTCTACAATCAGTGACTTGTCTGGAGCTTTTGAATTGCCCTTTTGATCTCTTTCTTTAAAACGAAAGCGGGCTGAAAATGCAGTGTCCATGTTAATTAGAAGTTTGGGGTTGGATGTTGTTCTTAGCTTCCCACTCAAGAACATCAGTTAGTTTATATCTGATTCGAGGGGAATAGGGTTTCAACAGGACTGGTCCTGTATCTTCCCATTTCGGTCCATAAGATTGCCCTCTTTTTGTTCTCTGCCTCCATACTCTGACGGTTGAAATTTTTATGCCGTAGCGTTCTGCCAGGTCTTTGGGTGTTAGATATTCAGTCATACGGCTAACTTGATCTCGGTTAGATCATCCTTTGATAACTGTCCTTCTTTATGTCGTTGCTCAGCCATTGCAATAATCTTTTCACTATCAGAATCAGGATCTTTTAGCTTTTTCAAGAACACTGTCTTTAGGTCAGACTTGACGGGTTCGGTCTTTGCTTTCGTGACGGGTTTGACGAGTTGATTAGGTAATTCTTCCTCTGTATTCATATCCATGTCGGGTTCAATTCCGAGGATCATTTTGATCGCATACCGTCGGGCATAAGTAATAGAACCGCCGTAAGTAAACATTGGTTTTGATCCCATGTCGTTGGGTAAGAATAAAGGTGTTTCGCCCTTTAATTCTTCACCTGATTTATGAATCAAATGGGTAACGATCAAAGTTTGACCGTGCTCATTGCACCCAAAAGTTTGAGTTAAAACAAGATCATTTTTAAGTAACACGGGTTGAACAACTGAAAGCATCTCTTCCAGGGGCGTGTATTGATAGGAGAATTTCCCTAATCCTGCCGTTCTTGATTTAGATAGAGAAGGGCATTGCTCTTGAAATTTCTTCAAGGCCGCATGGAGTTCTTTCATTTATTTACTGGGGTTGAGAACGCCCACCGAGGTAGGCTTAAAGTTTGGATGCCGCCTTGCTCACTATGATGCGGCCAATGGTCGCTCATAGTACACTCAGCGATACGGTCTAAGCCTTGACGGCATAACCGCTGGCCTTCTTGTAAGGCTTGGCTGTCTAGCTCATAAAGAGCCGTATCAAATGGAAATTCTGATTGGACAACAAGAAAGATAAAACGCTTAGCATCGCAGACATTTAAATAATGCGCGTTCTGAAGGTGATAGCCGAAATTTGCAACCGCTTTCCCAAACTCTTTAGGGCTTGCACCGCTACGGCTTGTTTTTAGGTCAACAATAATATCACCTGTATAAAAATCACTTCTCGCCTTCATTGTTAGCCCTGTTTTTTCGTCATCCCTCCACCATGATTTTTCTGCAACGCCTTCTTTTAGTAACTGCTTGGCTTCCTCATCTTGATAAACGGCTTCCCTCATCTTCAAGGCAAGATCCATATCTGATTGAGTAACCGCAGTCATGCCTTTTTCTTCGGCTTCCTTTGCTTCCTCTTTCCCTTTCTTTGTATTACGGCTTGCAACCACCGTGAACTGTTTATTAAATAAGTCAGGTTCGAGAATACAAGCATGGGTCAACGTACCCAAGAGCATTGCAGGTGTTGGCTTTCGCTCTGGACGTTCAGGATTTAAAAAACAATTCCAGTAAGCCCATGCGCCGTGGGTGTTGATTGTTTTCAGCTTGCTAGCATTAACAGCCGGATCAGCATGGTAATGAGCGTTGGTTATTTGAACAGATCCTTGGGTCATAATCCCTCTTTATAAAGTGCCGAACCTGGGCCATAGGTTTGATAAATACTTGGCCATGTTCTAAGGATTAGTGCCCTGTTAACTGGGTCGGCTGCTATGCCAGCCCGTGCTAAATGGGTCATAAAAGATCCGCCGTGTTCTTCAGCGGATTTGAAAGTGTTTAAGACTTCTGGGTCAGTCATAGTTAAATTAGGATTGTCACGGACGGTCAGGTCGCTGCCGTGACTAGGTTGTGTGGCGGTCGGGGTTGGCCGCCGCGCTCCTATATCTGAAAGGCCACTCATCTTTTCTCATAAGACCCGTAGAAAGTAACTTTATCTCTCTCAGAAAAAGAAACGTCTGCTGTCTTGAGGCTGTTGGGAGCTTTTGATTTCTTGTTTTTTGAAAGCCTTACTATTTTTTTGAATTCAGTCATTTTTTAAAGACTCGCAAGCTAATGGGATGTTGTTGACCTCGCAATCGTGACGGGTCATGTCACCGAGGCTTGTATTCATGCCCCAAAATAAGGCGGCTGAGAAACAGCCAAAAGCAAGGAATGTTGTGATGTTTTTCACGGGGTTGGTTGCTGATATATCTAATATACCCCCTCAGTATCCCTCTGTCAACTCTCTGTATCTCCCAAAGAAAAAGAGGAGCTATTACTCCTCATAATCTTCAAGAAAATCAGCCAAGTTTTCAGGCAGGTTGTAGATGGTGATCTCTTCGAGGTCGCCGTTCTCAATGATGGCTTCAGATAAAGCCTTAGCGGCGGCGATGGTTGATTCGTGCATGTAATAAATGCGTGAACTTGTTTATTGTACCCCCTCTGTAGCCCTCTGTCTATTTCTTCTTTGGTCTGCCTCCTGATCCTTGCCGTGCTCGGTTCTTGCTTGACGACTCTCTGACTAAGTTACCCTTCTTTGTATGGCTATAATCTTTGCCACCTTTGCCGGCGTTGCCGTCTTTTCTTCTGGCTGCCTGTAACTTCGATCTATATTTTTTAGCGGCTGTTGTTTTGTTGCGCTTTCTTTGAGCCGCGTTTTTCTTTTCCCTAGCCTCTGGATTCGATCTGTAATATTTTGCACTCTTGCGAGGACTTTTTATTTTCTTAGGAGCCATGCCTCTATCTTAGCAACGCTCGTCTATTTCCATCCCATATAGGTCGAGCCTTTATGTTGAAGAATCACAAAAGTCAGATCAGACCCGCACTGCTCACACCAAAACTCGACAGCGATAGCACCTCTGCCTCTGGGGCTAGGATTGTCACCGTCCTTAGTCTCTGTATCGACCCATAATTCCTTATGTTCATCTTTAATCGTCACGCATTTGCCTGATAGATCATCTTCGTGAGTAGGCCAGATTCTATAAGTTTTCTGATGAAGATTATTATCTCCAGGGATTGTATAATCCTCATCGACTGGCTTTTTCTTTCTGCAAAGAGGGCAAGCCACTCCCCACTCAATTGAAAACGGTGATTGAGGCATAAGATTCAGGGTTGTTGTTCTTATTATAAACAGGCAAAAAAAAAGCCCCTTGCGGGGCGGTTGGTTAAAAAATGATTGCTGTTAAAAAGGCAATCCCTGCGATGGTTAGTAAGACTTGGGCTTCAAGACCGTCTTGCGATCTCACTTCCTCCTCTAAACTTGCCATCCTGCGGTTAAGTCCTGCGTTGATTGATTCGAGGTCTTGCTTTTGATTAAACAAAATGTTTCTTGTCAATTTAGAAGGAATCTTAATAGCAGATGAAGTCATAACAAAAATGGGGTTGGTGACTCCCTTATTGTATGCCGCCCTATATCTCTCTGTATCCCTCTCTTAATGTTTCGTCACAATTTACTTTATTCATTTGCCGCTGGATGCCTGTAACATGTTCGCAACGCCAAGGTTGTCCCTTGCTCTAGTAGGCAAGGCTCCCCTGAAGTCAGTTTCTAAGGAATTGGCAGCTAGCATGAAAAAAGGCGCAATCTAATCCAAGTTGCGCCCTTTTCTGCTACATACGCGGGGAGTGATGGGGACAACCCGCGTAAATAAAAATTAACTTAATCTTCGGATTTGGCAACTTCTACATTAAAGCCAAGTCCTTTTAGCTCATCAATTCGATATTTCTGAATTTTACTTAAACGGCCTCTTTTAGCTTTCACCTCTACAAAACGAATTTCGCCGTTGGGTTTCATTAAGAGTAAATCAGGGTATCCCGCTTTTTGAACTTGGATCAGTTTTAAGACTAAATATCCAGCCTTTTCATAAGTTTTTATGAGCTTCGATTGATAACTGCTCTCTGACCGATCGAAAATGACTGACCGTAAAATCTTCTTTTGTTCGCACCCTTTGGAGGACTCTCGGTTCGATTCCATTCAAAGCAAATATATAATGGACTCTGGGGTTTGTTCTTCTTCCCAAAAAGCTTGCGCGATCGCGAGCTTGCAAGTAAGAGAGGCTCGCATAGTCGATTCCATAAAAAAGCAAATACTCAGCCGTTGACAAGTTAACGCCTTCTCGGCTTGCTCGCACCTGGCCGATAAAAACAGCATCTTCATTGTTATTAAATTTCTCTGGGCTATCGGTCGCACGGTCGCCAAAAGTTTCACGTAACATTTTTCCCTCCGCATCGAAGGTGTACATGATCGCAATTTTGGAATCCTTATAATTTCGCTCTATATATTCAGCCTTTGATTTATCAAAGATCAATTTAACCCCTTCCTCGGTGATAACACTCCCTGAATAAATCTGACGGAGCTTGCTTAATTTCTTTGCACCCGTATCAGCTAGAACTGTTCGGACATGCCCCTTAATTGTTTGCGTCTGGCTGATCCCGTCGTCGATAATGTCCTTTGCAATTTCATAAGTGATCGGTTGCATCTGGACATACTTCACACTTTCCTCGATCTGCGTTTCAAAGCCCGCTTGCTTCTGCGTCATTCTGACGGTGTAAGGCTCGATCTCTTTTAGAATTAATTCCTTATTGGCGTTCGAGTAATCGTTCACAACTTGGCCCGTGCCCACCCGCTTGGAACAGATATCCACATAACCCGCTTTTGACCATTCATAGAAATTGCTATACCGATGCCACAACCTACGGGTCAACTTGAACTGATGAAATAATTGTGAGTACGACTCCGGTGATGGGGTTCCGGAAAGTAGGACAATATTTCTATAGTTGACCGTGCATAGATTTTTAAATCTCAAGGATGGCTTTGGGTACGCTCCCAGACCGTGAGCTTCATCCGCAATTAATAAATCCCATTCGCTGTAGCGATATTTTTTTAGCTGTTCATAATTTGTTACTAATACATGAACGCCTAAATTCAACGCATCCCTTTGGATGCTCGCAATAGCTTTTAACTTCGTTATAAATAAAATCCTTTTGTATTTAAGTTTTTTGGCAGCATAGAGAACCGTGAGAGTTTTCCCCGTTCGCACCTCTCCAGCAAGATATGCACAACCTTCATTCTTCAATAAGGCGGCTATCTTATCCGCGGCGGTTTCCTGGTAAAGTCTTAACTCAATCATTGACGGGGTTGGGTGTTGACGCTAGTGTAACGCTATCAACCCAATAGTCAAGCAACAGTGCAGAAAACAAGCGTCATAACCGTCGCCCTACCGTTGGAGCAAATCCAATGGTTAGACGAAAACAAAGGGCCAGAACTTTCAAGAGCTGCTTTTATTCGGACCATTATTCGCAGAGCGCAGGTTCAACCTGATGCTTATGAATATCAGTTAAAGAGATAGAAATGGATATAAAAGAAGAACTCTTACGGCTTCCTAAGTCGTGGGGATATGTTGCCGTCGATGGCAACAAGCGGCCTTATCAAAAAGATTGGCAAAACAAGCCACTCTCACGCCTCGACCTTTTTAAAGAAATATCCGGCGGCAAAGCAAAAGCAATTGGCGTTGTATCAGGTCCGAAATCTGGCGTGATGTTTCTTGATCACGACGGTGCTTCCTGTTCGCAATGGCTTACTGAAAATAAATTAAGTATTGGTTCCCTTCCTCAATCTTGGATGGTGACATCAGGGCGCGTCGGGAGATTCCAATTGATCTACAACGTCCCAGAACAATATTGGGCCAAGATTAAAACTAAAAAATACAAGACAGGTGAAAAGGATAAAGACGGCAATCTGGAACAGGTCGAATTACGGTGGGAAGCTTGTCAGTCTGTTGTAGCTGGTCAGCATCCGATGGAAGGATGTGGATATCGATGGATGGAAGGACGCTCACCGTCCGATCTTCCTTTAGCCGATGCTCCTGAATCATTATTAAAAATGATGATGGAAAAGAAGAAAAAGACTATTACACCTGTTCAGGTTTTTAATTCAGATTCAGACAAAGCACGGTCACTTCTTCAATCAATTAATCCAAACCGTTTAGATAATTACGAAACTTGGCTCGCCATTGGAATGGGTGCTCATTCCGTTGGTGATGATTCACTTTTACAAGACTGGATCGAACTATCTCAGAAGAACAGTAAATTTGATCCTGGTAAGTGTGAGGAGAAATGGAAATCCTTCAACCGTTCAGGGATCTCTCTCGGTACGCTTCAGAAATTTGCTAAAGAAGACGGATGGATACAACCGCCGAAACAGTTCCCTAGTTCTATCGTTCCTGAAAATACACCGCCGTTACCTGGCAAATTAGAACAGCTAACATCTCAGGAATTAGTTTCTTTTCTCCGTAGTCAAAAGACTGAACTTCGATTTAATACCTTTACCCATAACATTGAAATGGATGGGAAAGTTCTAAAAAATGCTGAACTGTTCTATCTGAATCTGGCTGAACTTGGTTATAAAGTTTCCAAAGAATTAGCGGTGGATTGCTTATTAAAAGTTGCTCACGAAAATCCATATGATCCCGTCAAGCTTTACCTTGATCATGTCAGTGCAACCGTTGACCCTACTTATATTGAACAGTTATCTACAACATACCTTCGGCCAAAAGATGTAGCCGTTGGCAAGCCAACTATTTACGATGCAATGCTTAAGGCAACTCTGATAAACGCCGTAAGGCGGGTATATCAGCCTGGGTGTAAGCACGATTCTGCTTGCGTTCTTCAAGGAGCGCAAGGTGTGAAAAAATCTTCCTTTTGGAAAACGCTCGCTGGCCCTTTCTTTTCTGATGCACTCGGAGATATTTCATCAAAGGATGACCTCCTCGTTCTTCATAGGTCATGGATAATGGAGTGGGCCGAATTGGATTCGATCACATCTCGAAAACATGCTGGTCAGGTTAAATCATTTCTTTCTCGTTCTACGGATTTATTACGTGTTCCTTATGGTCGGTCTGTTGAAGAATGGCCCCGTAAAGGTATCGTCGTTGGTTCTACTAACAAGCAATCAGGATTATTAATTGATGACACTGGCAATAGAAGATTCTGGGTTATACCTTGCCAAAAATCTATTACTGATTCAATTGATCTCGATTCTTTACAGCTTGAGAGAGATTCAATATGGTCGGCAGCCGTCGCCGCTTACCGTAAAGGCGAACTGCATTATTTAACAAATGAGCAAGAGGCCGAAATCGCTTCTGAGAATATGGACTACATGGTGGAGTCGCCCTGGGCTCCTGTTATTGCTCAATATTTAGCTGATCCGTCTAATCAAATAAAACCTATTACAACTGAACTTTTGCTCACCGAGGCCATTGAACGCTCCGTCGAAAGACAGACTAAAACCGACTCGATGAATGTCGCATCAATCTTACGCAATCTCAAATATGAGAGAAAGCGTAAAAGGATAGGGGGAACACTTAAATACGTTTGGTTCCCTCCTGTACCTACCGATGTTCCCTAGGTAGGAACATCCGCAACCCCTTGCAATGACCCTCTTTTAATAACCTGTTCTAACTGTTCTATATATATTCTATATATATATATTATATATATATTTAGGGTATATATAGGGGTAAATAGAGAATAAGGAAACTCGTAGGCAAAGGTAGGCACATTAGGAACGTAGGAACATTTATCTAATCTCATTTCTGTCTCATGTCAGTCTCAAAAAGACAAGAACCTGTCGTTGACCGTATGGTTCTACTTCTCGCTCAAGCCAAATATACTGCGGCTGCTTTAGCCGATAATGCTCTTGATTCAAATGACCCTATTTCGGATGACGCTATCCTTATGTTGTCCCGTGATTTAAATTCTATTAGAAATTATATTCACACCGCTTATGAACCAAAATTCAGTGAATAAACTATATTTATCCTATGGCTAAGAAATCTACAGACAGGGAAGTTGATTGCAGGGTTAATTCTGTTTATAATTTACTGATCAATGGTCACAGTAAGACCCAGGTTGTTCAATACTGTTCGGAAAACTACAAGGTTGGTTTAAGACAATCAGAAACCTATATTGCCCGCGCCCGCACACTGGTTCAATTAGATGCTGAAATTGAGCGACCGCAATGGTTGTTATCTGCTCTTAGCCGTCTTCAAAATTACGAAGCTCAGTCTGCAAAACGTGGTAATCACCAGGCAGCCTTACGCGCTGTGGAATTACAAGCTCGGTTATTGAGGTTTGAATTAAGTTGACTTCTCTAATCGCTGGGATATGTGAAAAAGAACCGCTTACCGCTTTTGCTTATCAGTCTTCTATTAATAGTTTGCCTACGGCGGAAGAAGTTAAGGCGCGAATATTTGAAGGATTGTTGCCGCATCAAAAGGCGTTTTGTGAAGATACAGAGCACCGAAAGCTCGGTTTAGTCTGTGGTTTTGGAGCAGGAAAGACGCATGGATTAGTAGCTAAAGCCAGTATTATTGCCGCCGATAACGTTGGCTATGTTTCAGCTATTTTCGAGCCGACCAATGTGATGCTTCGGGATATTTTGATCAGAACGATGAATGATCTTTTTGACCAATGGCAAATTCCTTTTAGTTATAGAGCTTCACCGTTGCCTGAGTTTACGCTTCATTTTGAGGAAGGAAATCATCAAATATTGCTTAGAACAATCCTTACTTATCAACGCTTACGGGGTCAAAACTTGTGTGCTTGTGGATTTGATGAGGCCGATACGATCCCAATGGGTGAAGCTACCAATGCAATGAATATGGCATTAGCAAGATTGAGGTCGGGCAATAATCAACAATTTTATGCTTCAACGACTCCAGAGGGATATGGTTGGGCATTTCATACATTCGACAAAGACGCAACAGAAGACACCGCATTGATTAGAGCAAGAACAATGGATAATCCTTATTTGCCTGATGGATTTATTCAATCACTTGAGCAGAATTATTCTGAGCAATTAATCAAGGCTTATTTAGACGGGCAGTTCGTCAATTTAACAACGGGTCAAGTATATGATCGGTTCTCTAGGGATATTCACGTTAAGGATACTTTGCCTGATTACAGCCAAGAAACTTTAAAAATAGGAATCGACTTCAACGTTTCTAATACAAATGCTGTTGTATGTGTGCGGGACGGAAATAAGTTAGTCATAATAGACGAAATTGTTAAGGCTCACGACACTGACGCACTAGCTCAGGAAATCGTTAGGCGTTATCCAAATCGTAAAATTCAGGTATTTCCAGATGCTTCAGGTTCGCAACGTTCGACAAACGCAAACGCCTCTAGAACAGATATATCCATACTCGAATCTTATGGCTTTACCAATATGTCGCCGCGATCTAACCCCGCAATCAAAGATCGAGTCCAGACTTTGCAAAATCTTCTCTGTAACTCCAAAGGGGAATCACGCTTGGAGGTTAGCTCCCGTTGCGGAAGGGTAATCGAGTGCCTTGAGCTTCAGTCGTGGGATGAGAAAACACAACAGCCCGATAAGCTAAATGGTTTCGATCACATGAATGACGCATTAGGATACTGTGTATATCGAGAGTTCTCTATTCTGTATGCCCGTGCGGGAAGCAGAACAGGAATTAGAATTTATTAAGTGAGGCTTTCCCCGTGACTTTCAGCGCATACAGCGGATATAGAGAAAACAGAAAGCCAGCGGAAGCGCGAGTGGTTGATGTTAATGATCCAAACCAGCAATGGTTAAATATGCAGCCTCATTGGGGGCTAATTGAAACTATTATTCAGGGGACTTACGAAATAAGATCTAAACATCGAAAATACTTGCCGCAGGAAGAGAGAGAGACTGATCTTAGTTATGATGCAAGACTTAGCAGAAGTGTTTTAAGTCCTTATTTCATCAGGATCGAGAGAATGTTGGCGGGTATGTTAACCCGTAAGCCTGTGCAATTAAATGATACGCCTGATGTTATTCGGGAAGCTTTGTTTGATGTTGATTTATCTAATAACGACTTAAATATTTGGACCTATGAGACTTGTCGCAAACTTCTGCGGTATGGACATGTAGGTGTTCTTGTCGATGCGCCTGCTTTAGAGACTGAAGAAGGTAGACCATATTGGGTGACTTATAGTCCTAGGGATATTATTGGTTGGAAGACTGAGAAAAAAGAAGGGAAGGATTTCTTAACTCAGTTGCGTTTAGTCGAACGGGTTTTAGTTGAAGATGGTTTATATGGTGTTAAGGAAGTGGAGCAAGTCAGGGTGCTAACGCCTGGGTCTTTTGAGATTCATCGTAAGAATAAGGACGGTGAATTTAAGATTGAGGAGCAGGGCACAACGTCTTTAGATGTAATTCCTTTTGCTGTTGCTTATTCAAATAAGGTTGGTTACTTAGAGTCGCGCCCGCCGATGAGTGACGTAGGGGAATTGAACTTGAAGCATTATCAGATTCAGAGCGATTACGACAATATTTTGCATTGCGCTGCTGTGCCGATGCTTTCAATATTTGGGATGCCACCGAGCGATGGTGAAATAAGCGCAGGTCCAGGGGAGGCTTTTGCAATGCCAGCGGAGGCAAGAATTGAATACATAGAACCTGCGGGCAATAGCTTTTCAGCACAACAAGAACGGCTCAAAGAAATATCATCACAAATAAATGAATTGGGCCTAGCGGCAATCCTTGGTCAGAATTTGACCAATGCCACAGCTACTTCAAAGGCCATCGATAGATCCCAATCGGATGCAACCATGCTTGTGGTTGCTCAACAGGTACAGGACTTAATTGATAACTGCTTAAAGTTTCATGCTGACTATTTAGGAGTTGAAAGCGGCAGTTGTTATGTCAACCGTGACTTCATGGCAGCGCGTCTTAATCCTCAAGAAATCGGAAGCTTGCTGCAACTTTATACAGCAGGAACAATTGCTAAGGAAACATTATTAACCATGCTTTCGCAGGGTGAAGTATTACCTGACGAATTTGACGTTGAGGAAGAATTGGCAGCAACAGAAGGAGCTTTATTAGATCCATCACCTGTTGAGGTAGCGGAAGAACCTGCTGAAATAGAGGAGTAAGAAATGGCTGACCCTAGCGGAACGCCATCAAGTGTTTTTAAACACGCTATTAATTTGAATCGTTACGAGACAGGCGTGGCGAAGAAATTAATGATTACTTATAACCGCATTTTGGTCGATGCGACGAAGGAATTGCAGTCGATGAGTTCGGAGGCTTATTCGTCTTCTTATAGAGCCAAGAGGTTGAGGCAGATTATCGGATCTTTAAAAACAAGCCTTAATGGTTGGGCTGGTGACGCTTCAAAATTTATGACGAAGGATCTTGATGAGTTAGCAAAAATAGAAAGTGAGTTCGCGTTAGCTCAATTACTTCAGGAGATACCCGAAGCTGATGGGCTTATTCGAGAATTAGAGATTAGTCCTCAATTTGCAAAGGCCGTTGTAACGAAAGACCCAACTGAGCTAAATCTTGTCACGACGGAGGCGGGTGATTCTTTGACGGGTAAAGGCGTTTATAAATTGACTGCAAAACAAGGCACGCCAATGGTCTTGCCTAATGGCGACACTGTGGAAAAAGCTTTTAGGGGTATTGCTAATACATCAGCGCAGAAATTCAGAATGACTGTGCAAACTGGGATGTTAACGGGACTATCTACAGATAAGATTGTCCGTCAAATAATTGGGACACAGGATAAGTTTAATTTTGAAGGAATGGAGTTTGGCCGAGGTCAGAAGGCAAGTGCCAGGGCAATTGCATTGGCGGGAGGAAAAGACGGTACTCGTTTGGCGAATAATCAAATAATGACGCTCGTAAGGACAAGCGTTAACCAAGTTTCAAACACTGCAAGCCAAGAGACATATAAGGCAAACTCAGAAGTCACTAAGAAATATAGATACGTGGCAACGCTCGACAGTAATACAACTCTTTTATGTGCGTCAAAGGATGGGAAGTTATTTGATTACGAAGAAGGACCGATGCCGCCGTTGCATTTCAATTGCAGGTCAACAACTGTTCCTGTTATTGATTGGGATGGATTAGAAAAAGACTATGGGATTGTTGCACCCGACAAGATCGAGGGAGTTGGCGAAGCAAGACGGCAATCAAAAGATGGTCTTGTACCTGCCACTGAAAAATATGGCGATTGGTTATATAGCAAAAGGGTAAAGGAAGGGAGAAAAGTTTTGCCTGGAGTCGAGCAGATTGACGCGCTTGGATATGATAAAGCCGTTTATTTTAATCGATTGGCCGCTAGATATAAAGATCCGAATAAGGCAATTGTTAGCTTGGTAAGGGAGGACGGAACAGAGAAGACATTATCTAATTTAAGGCGTGATTATAAATTGAAGAAAGTAGTTAGGCCGTCAGAACCAACGATTGTTATTAAGAATGAGAAACAGCTTGACGAGCTGGCGAAAAACATAAGAGCCGCACAGGCCAAGGCGGGTTCGATTGCAAGCACTACTGTCGGATCACCTGAAGTCGAGGCGCAGCTTCAGAAACTTATTTCATACAGAGAAGAAGGTATAAAGGGTATGGTTGAGTCAAGTTGGAATCAAATAGAGGAGCTAGGTGGAGAGACAGGGGCTAATTCTAGAAAGATGCGTCGCTTTATGACTAAGCACAATATTTTCAACAATTTTACGATGAAGGGAGAAAAGTGGAAATCTTCTAATGCTGCTTGGTATTACAAGGCAGATTTGAAGAAGAGCATGGACTCAGCCGTAAAGGATTTAGAGAAATATGGTGAATACAATCGAACTTATGTAGGGAAGGAGAAGAGCTGGTTCTTAAGGAAAGCAGCACGAATTAAGGACGGTAATGGGAGGAACGAGACTTTGAAGCTTCTTCTAGAGTCTCCTGGGAGCAGGGCTAATGGATATACCTTTATGACTTCAAATATTATCAACACTAAATTAACAGGAGTATCAACAAGAATTACAGCTTCTAGAGCGCAATTTATTAAGAAAACGGCTGCGGAAGTCTTAGCGAAAACGGTTGAGGCAAATAAACTCTTGGGTAAGTCACCTGTGAATATGGCGAACGTTATTGACTGGACCACAGGGTCAACAGTTTATAAGACAGAAAAAGGAAGCAATTGGATCGTTACAATGATCCATGAGATCGGTCATCAGGTTCATGCCAAAGGCTCAGGCGGTGTTGCATTAGGAAGCAAATGGAAGGGGCTAGGGGGAGTTGCAAAAGTTACGGGTTATGCTTATAAAAATCCTCGCGAACAATTTGCAGAGGGCTTTGTTCAATATGTTTTAAATCCTGAAGGTTTAAAGCAAGAAGCCCCTCGAGTTTATAATTGGGTCGAGGAGACATTGGAGGAAGCTCTAAAATGACTCTGATTGAAGCCATGGAAATGACAAGAGCATGGCCGAGGGATAAGACTGTTCCTCGGAAGCTTGCTGATGCAATAAATAAGGCTAAGGGAGAGGAGGAGAAAGAAAAGATGGGATGGTTGATCGAGGGGTTATATGTTGACTGTCGATCAGATAAAGATATAAATATTTTAAAAGCGGTCTTTGATTAGCAAAGTTTAACCGTAACGGGTAAACTACCTGTAACGTTTAATCAAGAGTCATGGCTCGTAGATATGTAAGAGATAAAGGCGGGCGTTTCGCTTCTAAAGGAGGAGGGACCAGAGGCAAAGGCGGCAAGATGGGAAAGTCGGCTAAGAACTTGAAAGCACGCTCAACTTATAAGGCAGCAGCTAGTAAATTAAGAAAGAAGCAAAGTGGAATCGGTATTAATACAAAGAAAGGATCGGCGGCACATAGAAAGCAAATAGGCGGAGCAAAATCAGGTTTAACTCGCGTCACCAATAAGTTAACGAAGAAAAGAACAGCGGCAGGCGCAGGCTTAAAGAAGAATTTCGCAAAACAAGCTAAAGCAAGTAGAGCTAAAAAATTCAGCAGTAAAGCAACAAAAGGCCGCGCAGCAAAAAAAGAATGGAAAGCAGCAAAGGGCGCAGATAGAAAGAGCAGATCAACCACAGACTCGGCACAAAAGCGAGTCATTAAGAAGCAAACGGGGAAAAAAGCTTATTCTCAGGGTTTCAGAGAAACACCCGCGAAAACGAAAGCACCAAGAGCAGGATCAAAAACAAAGTCTCAAAAATTAAGGGCAAAAATCGACAGTAAGAAGTTTGCAAACAAAGAATTAAGAGGTAGTGAGTTCAAGGGAGTGAAGAAGAGGCCCGCAACCAAGAAGGCTGCCGCTGCTAAGAAAACTGCCACTGCCAAGAAAGCCCAAGGAACAGCCAAGCAACGTTATAAGAAAGCGAAGACAGCAGCAAAGACAGCCGAAAGATTTAGTCAGATAGACAGAGGAACAAAAGAAGCGAAGAAAGGCGCAGCGGCGAAGGGTAAGTTTACGAAGATGAAGAAGTCAATGAGTAAGGGTGCAACAAAAGGAAAAGGTTATGGCCTATCTAAAAAAGGACAAGAAGCAAGGATCAAGAGAAGAGACTTAATAAGAGAAAGAGGCGGAGCAACTAAAGGAAGAGGAACAGCAGCACAGAAGCGAAAGGGTATTGGATACAGGCAGACACAAGCAATGATTGGACAAAAGACTAAGGGCAGAACTCCTAAAGGGCGTTTACCTGGAGGAGAAAGCCTTAAGCAACAGATGAAGTCCTCGGCTAAACAATCTTCTAGAGGTAAAGGCAGCAAGGCGAAAAGAAGGGCTAGTCAGCAAAGGAGAGGTTCAGCCGCTACAAAGAGAGATCGTATTTTAAGAACGGCTAAACGTAATTTAATAAGAGGCGGCCCATCTGGTCCATCTGCGGCAAGACGTAGAAAACGGATGCAGCAGGCCGAGGATATTATGACTAAGGCAATGGGCGGAAGTACAGCTTGGAAGAATTTCGGTCCTCGCTTTTAATCGTCAGCAATAAAATTGTCTAGCGTTTCAAGTTCTTCCATAACATCGGTCCAAAAACCAGGGACTAGAAGGATGTCGTCTTGGTCGTCTGCTTTACCTAGCGTAATAACGTCGGCCATCTGATTGCCTGTTACGACATAGACCATTGACTCGTTGCCTTCACCATCAACATCGGGAACAGATGCTAATAATTGCTTTAATTGACGAACGGTGAATCCTTCTTCTTGCTTAATTGGGCTAGGCATGGGGGTTGCTTCCTAGTGGTTTCTGCTAACTTAATAGAAAACTAGCCTTACGGGTTATTTATGTCTGAAGAAAACACTCAGGAGCTTACGGCCTCTGACACTTCTAAATTAGAAGCTACCGTTGAAGAACTAAAGCAAAGTATCGAAGGATTAGAAAAGAAAAACTTCGATCTAATCGGAAAGATGCAAAGAAAAGAGTTGGTTAATTTGAATGAACCTGATGATTATGAAGAGTTAAAAGAGTTCAAAAGGAAAGTAGACCAATCAGAGCTAGAAGCAAAAGGGAAGTACAGCGAAGCATTGCAATCACGCGAGCAGCAATTCCGTGATGCGGTGAAAGAAAAGGATTCGCAAATTAAAAGCTTGGAAGCAAAGATTAAAGATTTGCAACTAATCTCACCTGCTCTTTCTGCTCTATCTAGTGCGGTGCATGACACTGATTACGCCCTGGAGAAATTAGGAAAAGATAAGTTCGAGATATCAGCAGATGGTTCTGTTGTTTATGTTGATGAGTTCAGTCGAATGACAATAGAGGAAGCTGTTCAGAAGAAACTTGCAGCCAATGAAAAGACAAGATGGGTCGTTAAAAAGCCAGCACCAAGAGGAGGGGGAGCATCACAAGGCGGTATGCCTGCGGGCGGATCTGTTGACCAAGGAGATTTAAAACATTTCCTAAAAGGCTCTGAGAATTTAAGTGAACAGACCCGTATTTATAGACAACAAGGGGCTGATGTTTGGAAAAAACTTAGAGAAATGGCAGAAAGCCGCTAGTATATTGAGTAATCACTGAAAGAATAGGTTACGCCTGTTTGGTGAGGTAACGGGTTACGCCCAAACTGCAAAATTATCTGAGTAATTAAACATGGCTCCTACAAGACGGAGTGATGTCATCATCCCAGAAGTTTTCGTCCCCTACGTCGTACAGGCCACCACAAACTTGGACCGCTTTTTGCAGTCTGGAGTCGTACAGCCATTGGCGGAGTTGAACGGAACTGAGGGCGGTGACTTCGTAAATATACCTTTCTGGGGTGCAAACCTTTCAGGAGATCAAGAGGTTCTATCTGATAGCACTTCATTGACACCTGGCAAGATTTCAACAGGCAAGCAAATTGGTGTGCAGCTTCATAGAGGCCGTGCATTTGAGGCAAGAGATTTAGCTTCAATTGCTGCTGGTTCTGATGCTATGGCTGCAATCGGCAATAAGCTTGCTGCTTACATTGCTAACCAAAGACAGAAAGATCTTCTTGCTGCTTTGGAAGGTTGTTTCGGATCACTAAACGCTAATGATTCAAACAGCGCATTCTTCACAATGTGCGTTGATTCAGAAAGCGGAGATTCACCAACTGTTTTAAGTCCTAGAACTGTTGCTGCTGCAAGAGCCAAGTTTGGCGAGCAGGGCGACAAGCTAACCGCTGTTGCTATTCATAGCAATACTTACTATGACTTGGTTGAGCGTAAGTTGATTGATTACGTTTCTACTGCTGATGCCCGTGGTACAACCACAACTCAGTCAGGCGGATCAATGGCAAACGCTTATGGTGGAGACGACAAAGTCCCTACCTTCTGCGGTCTAAATGTCATCTTCTCAGATGATGTAAGTAAGACAGGCTCAGGCGCAACTTCTGAGTATGCGGCTTATTTCTTCACAGCCGGAGCTGTTGGAAGTGGCGAACAGGCAGCCTTAGACATTGAGCAAGATAGAGACATCTTGGCCAAATCTGATGCCATCAGTTATGACGCTCACTATTGCTATCACCCAGTTGGTAGCAAATGGCAAGTGACCACGACAAATCCGACAGTCGCTCAGCTAGGTACTGTGGCGAACTGGTCTAAGGTTTACGAAAACAAGAACCTCGGTATTGCGAGAGCAACCGTAGTTTCTAACTACGATTAAGAGGAACTAACTAATGACTTCCGTTTTTGAAGCTGTTGGTGGCAAGGCAATTGGTTACGTTTCTGGCGGAGCCGTTACTCAAGCTACTAGCAAATCAACTGCTGTTGAACTAAACACAACAAGCGGTCAGATCACAATGAACGCTGCTGCATTAGCTGATGCAGCAGAAGTAACTTTCACTGTTACTAATGACAAGGTCGCTGCTACTGATGTAATCGTGGTTAACCACGGTTCTGGTGGTACAGCCGGCGCATATTGGCTCTGTGTTTCGACAGTTGCCGCTGGTTCTTTTAAGATCTCTGTCGGAAACCTATCCGGCGGTTCTTTGAGCCAAGCAATTGTCTTGAACTATGCAGTTCTAAAAGGTGCTGCAAGCTAATGGGCTTGTTCGCATTTAGGCGAGCAAAGGAAAGGGAGGCTGCTGAACAGGCGGCCTCTATTCCTGTTCCTAAGCCGAAACGTAAACGCAAACCAAAAGCCTCTACAAATGGCAATATCAATAGTGGCGACGGTGGGGTCAGCAACCGCCAACAGTTACATCACTCTGACTGAGTGCAACGAATTAATCGATGGCTTAGTGCAAGACGAGGATGTTGCTGCGTGGGATACTTCCAGCACAACTTCAACTGATGCAAAAAATCGTGCTCTTTATACCGCGTGTCAAAGAATTGACCGTGAAAGATTTTTAGGTGCAAAAGCAACTGATACGCAAGCACTGCAATGGCCGCGCACTGGAGTAAGAAAGCCAGATACTTATGTCAATACTTACGCGACAGGTTTTCCTTTCCGTATAACTGCTGATTTCTTTACTGATACTGAGATTCCTGAACAGATAAAGAAAGCCCAAGCTCTTTTAGCTTGTTATTTGAATAACAATAAAGAAGCATTAAACCTTACAGGCTTGGAAGCTTATCAACGTGTCGGCGTTGGAGGTATAGCCGTTGAGCCTTATCGTTTTGGCCCTGTTTGGTTTAATAATATTCCGCCAATGGTGGAGAGATATTTTGTAGGTATTAGAATAGGTGGACCGAGTACTGTATCTATTAAACGGAGCTAATCATGGCGTTTGAGTTCACATCTGCAATGATCATCACTGATCAAAGCGCACATACTGGGCGTTTCGGAAAAGTTCATGCTTTAGCTGATGCTTCTTGCACTTTTGTTTCTAGTGATCTAACTGAAAACGGATCTTCTACTATTAATGGAATCACGATGAACGCAGGAAGCGAAATCGAGGATGTTGTCATCACTAGCATTACTCTGGCTAGCGGTCAGGTTGTCGCTTACAGGATCTAATGTCTTTTGCTAACGCTTTACAAAAGGCAATTGACAAGGTTAGCCAAATCCCTGGGTTAGGAGTCGATGTTACTTTCCAACGTGTTGCAACGGGAAGTTATAACACTTCAACGGGAAAAGTAAGAGATTCAACAACAGATTCAACTATTAAAGGCGTTTTCCAAGAGATTAACAATCGAGAGGTTAATGATTTAGTTCAGGCTGACGATCGGAAGTGTATGATCGCGGCAGGTACGGTGAGCAATGCACCAACAACGAAAGATCGAATTGTTTTTAACAGTGTGACTTATCAAATCATTCAAGTTAAAACAGTTATGCAAGCCGGAGTAGATTTAAGCTATGAATTATTTTTAAGAGCATGACAGAACGCTGGGAGATTGAAGAAATACCTGAAAAGGTTGAGAAGCTTCTTGAAGTTTTGTTACAGAGTACCGTTCTGGAATCTGATGCAAGGCTCAAGCTTGCAACACCCGTTGATACGGGGCGACTTAGAGCAAATTGGTTTATTGGTGAAGGGACGGACCCTAGGGTAAAGGCGGGAAAAGAGGGGCAGAAATATTCTGATACTTCGCCTATCAATGTTGTAACTGATCCTTCGACAAAAGCTTTAAACATTTCGAGGACAGGACCAAAAGGGACAAATTATAGGCCAGGAAATGAGAAGTTGGACAAGTTTTATAGCATTACAAACAGCATGGAATATGCAGAACCAGTCTGCTACGGGACAGGCTTGCCCGCATCGTGGGGAGGAAGCTATAAAACAAAACAGGGTGCTGTCGCTGGTTTCCCTGAATTAATTGCAAAAGGAATGCAAAAATATATTGACTACAACTGGGAAAAGTTTGTTAGGGAGACTAATTAAATGGCTGCTACTGATTTAAACACTGTTCGCTCAACTATTGAAAGTCGTCTTAAAGACGAACTCGAAACAGGTACGCCACCTGTCACGGTTATTTTTAATAATGTTCCTGCTATCCCGACCCCTAATAAAAGCTGGTGTCAATGCTCTTTAGGTTTTAGCAGTAGCGGCTATTTAACGCAAGGAGGGACATCAAGTTCAAGCAACAGTCTTATGGGACTTATGTCCGTCAATATCTTCACTCCAAAAGGCGTTGGCTCTGGTGATAATTATGTGATAGCCAAAAGAGTTCGGGATCTATACAACAGAATTAACATTTCAGGCGTTTATTTTGATGCCCCTGTTGGTCCTGAAGTTATGTCTACGCCGTCGCCGGAAGGTTACTTTCAGACCCAAATACGAGTAACATTTGAAGTAATTGAAGATCTTTAAGCAATGGCTCTTACTGAAGAACAACTTGATGCGGTTGAAGCGGTGAAGGGGAAAAGGAATCCATCTTTATGGGATCCAAGGTGTCAGCAATATTTAGAGCAAAAAAAGAATTGCTCGCTAAAACCTGTAGTTAAGTCCGATAAGGGCTAAACTTTAAACATTACTTTCTTACAGTCGCATGGCTAACTATCGAGGCGAGGAAGGCTCTGTCAAGTTTAAGAACAGTTCAGGCACAACTGAAGCTGTTGTTCAGACAAGAAGCTGGAGCTTAGACGTTTCTAAAGACGTTCTTGACACAACAGTTCATGGAAACACAGCACGCTCTTTTGTGGGATCTTTGATCTCTGGCACTGGCTCTGTTGAGTTCCTTTACACCGCTGCAACAGGCAACGAAACTAAGAATCTGCTTGATGAGGTTTTGGTTACTGAGGATGCTGCTGATGCTCAGTTCGAGCTTTATATTGACACTTCTGGATCTAAGAAGTGGAGTTTTGCAGGTGTTGTCACAGGAATGAGTACTGCAACAGCAATTGGCGATTTGACGGCTGTTACTTGTAATTTCCAAACAAGTGGCGCAATTACCAGCGCAGCATAGAATTAAGAAACCTGACCTGATTTTTTAATGGCTACTAACAAAGATCGCACCGTTGACCTTCTCTGCGGTGCTTTTGACTTGAATGATCGTCGTAAGTTTGAACTAACAGACGCAAAAGGCTCTCATGTCATTGACCTTTATTTTAAGGCCATTACACGTGCTGATCGTGTCTTGTCTATGAAGTCGGCGGGTGAGGATGCTTTAAAAGCAAGCACTCAATTGCTTTGCATCAAAGCAGAATTAGAAGATGGGACCAAAGCTTTTTCTCCAGGTGATGCAATTAAATTGCAGAGAGAATTACCTGAAAAAGTTTTAAATGAGCTTGAATTATTCTTAAACGGATTAGAAGAGGGAGCAGAGATTGGCGAAATAAAAAAGCTTTAGAAGCAGACCCATGGTTCTTTTTTGAATTTTTCTTGGCGACAGAATTAGGGATGACTGTAGGAAGATTGCGTAATGAAATAACTGAAGCGGAGTTAATAGCTTTTGCGGCTTATTACGAGTTAAAATCTGATTATGAGAAGCGATCAAGCTAGACTCTTAACATGGCTGAATCACTCGTAAAATTTAGGGTTGATGCGCGGGATGCTATTGCGAAACTCCGCGAGTTAGGTAATGCAACAGGACGTTTAGCAAAACAAAACCTAAAGGCTCAAAAAAGTTTCGGAGGTCTGCAAAGTGTATTAACAAAACTAGCTTTAGCCGAAACAGGGCGGCGCATGGTAAAAATGGCGGCTTCTTTTAAGCAGACTCAAATACGTTTAGAGCTTTTAACAAAGCAATATGGAGAGAACGAAGGCGCGCAAAACTTAGCAGCAAGAGCAGCAAAAAGATTCGGCCTAAGTCAAACAGAAGCTTTAAGCGGTATCACTGATATTTATGGACGTTTAAGACCGATAGGTGTGACGTTGAAAGAGATTGAGACGACATATATGGGCTTTAACGTTGCCACAAAACTGGCAGGAGTTAGCGCACAGCAAGCCTCTGGAGCGTTCTTGCAGCTATCTCAAGCGTTAGGTTCTGGCCGTTTACAAGGTGATGAATATAGGTCGATCGCGGAACAACTCCCAATTTTGACTCAGATTATTGCAAAAGAAATGGGTAAGCCTGTCGGTCAGATCAAAAAACTTGCATCAGAAGGCAAAGTCACAAGTGAAATTGTTATCAAAGCTTTAAAGCGCATTGAGAACGAGGGAGGCGCAAGCATTGAGGCTTTAATGGCGAGATCTCCAGAGCAAGCCTTCAAGAATTTGCAGAATGTAATTAGCGATTTAAGTGTTGAGATGGGAGAGTATTTGCTCCCTGCTGTTGTCGCCGTGACAAAAGCTATAACGGAAGCGGTAAAATGGGTTGCTGATCTTCCTGCTCCAGTAAAGCAGGCCACTGTCGCCGTAGCTGCTCTCGCTACTGCATGGGGACCGATGGCCTTTGGAATACAACGAGCTCACAGGGCTTGGAGGATCTTTAGGGTCTTCCTTCTAAGGAAATTCCTCCCTGCTATTGGATTAACAAAGGCAGCGATGGGACCAGTCGTTATTGGTCTGTCTCTTTTAACAGTTGGAATTTTTGCCTTAGCGGATCAACAAGTTAAAAGCAAAAGGGCAGCCGAAGAATATAACGACTTGCTGAAAGGAACAGACACGGCGGCGGTCAAGGCAGCAATAAGTACGAGAGAGTTGGCTTTAGCAGAGGCGCAATTAGCTCTGCAAAGAATTGAGGCGGCTAACAAGCGAGGACAAGGCATTAACCCAGAAAGAGCTTTTGGTGGCAGTTCTACCGCAACTTCTAGTGATGCTTCTACTAGCCATTTGGTGGCGAGGATACAAGGGCTTAATACTCAGTTAGAAGAACTTAGGGGTCGCTTGACAGAAATCCCTGGAGACATTGCAGCGGAGGAAATCAAGAAAGCAAGCGAGGCGATGGGTGCGTTGAAGGATATAACAGAACAAACCTCGGCGCAGTTCCAAGATGCTTTCGCTAAAAAATTCAGCACTTATGCCAAGAGCGTCCAAGATTTCGGTGGTCAAGTTGGTGACATAGTGGTGAAATCATTCCGTGGGATGGAGGACGCTTTAGTTTCCTTTGTCCAAACTGGGAAGCTGTCATTTTCTGATTTTGCAAGATCAATTATCGCTGATATGACTCGAATAGCAATAAGACAGGCGATCATTGCGCCACTTATGCGTGGCTTCTCTGGATGGCTTGGCAATAAATTCGGACCCGTTGATGTGTCGAGCCAGATGGGTGGGATGACAGGAGCTAACGAGATAGAGGCGGGTAGAGCTAGAGCAAAGGGAGGTCCAGTATCAGGCGGGCAATCTTACATGGTTGGAGAACGTGGTCCCGAATTGTTTACCCCTGGCAGGTCTGGAGGTATTACACCGAATAATGCATTAGGAGGGACAACAAATAATGTTAACGTTTCTGTTGACGCTTCTGGTAGTTCTGTGGAAGGTAACGAGGAACAAGGGCGCGCTCTTGGTGAGATGTTGGCGGCTGCTATTCAAAGCGAATTGGTTAAGCAGCGTCGTCCTGGTGGTCTTTTAGCAGGAGCTTAATTATGGCAACTTTCCCAAGCATTACCCCCGATTATGGATTAAGGAAAAACAGCAAACCAAATGTAAGACAAGTTCAATTTGGTGACGGATATTCCATGAGGACAGTTTTTGGCCTGAATCAAAATTTGAAAAAATACAATCCGAAATGGACGAATATCAGCGAAACGGATGCTGACACGATTTCTGATTTTTTGGACGCAAGAGCCGGAAGCGAATCTTTCGATTGGACTGCTCCAGGGGAAAGCAGCGCATCAAAGTTTGTTTGTACCAGTTGGGGTAAAACTATCCCTTATAAAAACAGAGCAACGATTCAAGCAACATTTGAACAAGTAGCGGAGCCGTAAGAAATGGCAATTGCATCATGGACAGCCTCAACAGCCTATTCATTAGGAGATGTAAGAAGAGCTGCGACTGATCAGGTCACAGGGCTATTTTTTAAATGCGTTACAGCAGGGACAAGTGCAGGATCCGAACCTGTTTGGCCTACAGATATAGGAATCGAAGCGACTGATAATACTGTTACTTGGAAGGCAATCAGTAGCGTTTATGCTGATCTTTCTGTCCTTGCTCCCAGTGCAATTGTTGAACTTTTTGAACTAAGGCTCGATAATTCTTTGCATGGAAGTTCAAATATTACCCGTTGGCATAATGGGTGTAATGCAGCTCTTACAGGTGGAATTGTCTGGGATGGAAATACATATAATTCATTAGCAATAAAAGCCGAAGGATTTGAACAAACATCGTCTGGATCATTACCAAGGCCCAATCTTACGGTTGCAAATACAGACGGATTAATAACAGCTCTTTTATTAAATGTTAATGCTGTAACTGCTCATAATGATTTAACTGGAGCAGAGGTAAGACGAATACGCACACTAAAAAAATTCCTTGATGGTGAAACAACGGCGGACCCTAATTGCCAGTGGCCTATAGAAATTTGGTATATCGACAGAAAAGACACAGAGAACAGAGATATTGTTCAGTTTGAATTGGCTTCAAAGTTCGACCTGGCGGGGCAATTCATACCGAAGAGGCAGCTAATAGCAAACGTTTGTCAGTGGGAATATCGCAGCTCTGAATGTAGTTATTCAGGTAGTAATTATTGGAACGCGGACGATGATCCTACGGGGTCTCTAGCGACAGACCGTTGCGGCAAGCGTTTGACTAGCTGCAAGCTTCGCTTTGGCAATAATGCTGAATTACCTTTCGGATCATTCCCAAGTGCAGGAAAAATCCGATGAAGATAAGTGAAGAGATAAAAAAGCAAGCTTTGGAACATGCGAAGCAAGAAGATCCTAGAGAAAGTGTCGGGCTTGTTCATATTGTTAAAGGTCGAGAAAGATATTTTCGTTGCGAGAATATTGCTGAGGAACCAGAGTTGCACTTTTGTCTGGACCCAAATGATTATTTAAAATGTGAAAACCAAGGTGAAATTGTGGCAGTTATTCATTCACATCCAGTAACAAATCAAAATCCAAGTGAAGCAGATAAGGTCGCCTGTGAAAGAAGTGATCTCCCTTGGTTCATTGTTAATCCTAAAACTGAAAAATGGGGCTATTACGAGCCGTCTGGTTTTAAACTTCCTTATGTAGGAAGGCAGTGGGCGCATGGAATAGTTGACTGCTATACGCTCTGCAAAGATTGGTATGAAAAAGAGCTAGGTATCAAGTTTAGAGAGTACAACAGACAAGATGACTGGTGGCATAAAGGGGAGAATTTATATGCTGATAATTTTGAGAGAGAGGGGATGAAAGAAATAAAGCTAGAAAATATTCAATATGGAGACATGATCCTTATGAATATAGATAGTCTTGTTCCCAATCACGCAGCAATTTACATTGGCGAAAATCTAATTTTGCATCATGTCCATAACCGTTTATCGAGTAGGGATGTTTATAAATGGGGAGGCTATTATCATAAGATGACGGCAAAGGTATTAAGGCATGAAAGTCGTTAAAGTCTACGGTGCATTAAAAGAGAGGCTCGGAGGTCAAGGAACGTTCGAGCTTGATGTTTTTAATCCGGCAGAAGCTCTAAAAGCTTTATGTGCAAATTTCGCAGGTCTGGATAAATGGATTGTTAACAGCGGACAAGATGGGATCGTTTACAAAGTTCTGTTGGGGGAGACTGAAGTGGGAGAAGATAATATAGAAACTCTTTTTCATCCTTGGAGTGAGAAGGATGTTTTTCATATAACCCCTGTCCTTGCTGGCTCTGGTGGCTTTGGGCGATTTGTTGTAGGTGCTTTTATGGTCGCAGCCGTAGTTATGACAGGAGGAATAGGCGCGGCAGGATTCGCTGGAGGTTTTGGTGGTGCAACTATTGGAACTTTTGGAATTGGGGCAGGCATCTCTATTGGAACAATGGTCGGAACAATGGGTGTTGCATTAATGCTTGGTGGTATTGCTCAAATGTTGACGCCAGTCCCACAGGCTCCGCCAGAAGCAAGTAGATTACAGAGTTTTTCATTTAGTGGGATTCAACAAACAACAGGACAAGGTGGACCAATACCAATTATTTACGGTAAATGCTTTGTTGGAAGTGCTGTCCTAAGCGCTGGCTTAGATACCTTTGACGCATGACTAATTCAATAACTAAACCAAATATTGCTGGAGCAGGAGGAGGGTGTTTTATTGGCACTACTCGCGTATCAGTCCCGAATGGCTATAAGGAAATTAATTCAATTTTTGAAGGCGATATTGTTTTAAGTTTTGATGATCAAGGAAAAATACATGAAGCAAAGGTCTTAAAAGTACATCAGCATGAAGAAGAAGAGATTTGGTGGTTCAAGTTTTGGGGCGGTGATTCTTTTACAGCTACGCCTAACCATTGGGTCTTAAATCAATTCAATGCTTTTGTCGGGGTTGGAACTCTTAAAGAAGACGACTGTGTAGTTAATCAGAATAATCATTTAGTTCCATTAATAGAAAAGAAAAAGATAGGAGTCGGTACTGTTTACAACTTAACGGTTGAGAATCAACATACATTTATTGCTGAGAACATTAGAGTCCACAATGCAGGTCTTGGACTAGGGATCCGTGGCTCTGGTGGCGGAGGATCAAAAGGTGGCGGCGGTCATACTCCTGTTGAAGCAGACGACACACTTCAAAGTTTTCAACGTGTAGAAGTTATTGATCTACTCTGTGAAGGTGAAATCGGTGGGATTGTTGATAATGAAAAGGGGATTTATTTAGACGGAACACCGCTGAAAAGTAGTGATGGCAGTTCTAATTTTGAAGGCTATGTTCTCGAAACAAAAACAGGAACACAAGCCCAATCTTATATAAGTCGATCAATAGGCAGTCAAAGAGAAGTAAATGTTAGTTTAAATGTTACAAATGCGAGTCCTGTTATAAGACAAATTACAGATACGACAATCGATAGAGTAAGAGTTACAATAAGCCTCCCAAGTTTACAGAAGTTCCAGGATAACGGAGATGTTAATGGCAATTCCGTTCAGTGTAGAATTGATATTCAGTACAACGGAGGAGGCTACAACACTGTTGCAAATGCAAACTTTAGCGGTAAAAGTAGCAACTCTTATAAGCGAGATTATATGATTGCGTTGACAGGTGCGTTCCCTGTAGATATTAAATTAGTAAGAGTTACCGCAGATAATCAAACAACAAAAAATCAAACGGTAACAACATGGGCAAGCTATACCGAAATTATTGATGAAAAGTTCAGATATCCTAATTCTGCCCTGTGCTATTTAAGGTTTGATTCAAGAAGCTTTAATGGGATCCCTCAAAGGCGTTATCACATTAAGGGCATAAAGATACAACTTCCGTCTAATGCTTCTGTTGACTCAAACACAGGGAGAGTCACTTATTCAGGTATTTGGAATGGTTCGTTTGGTTCTGCTCAATGGTGTTCAGATCCTGCTTGGTGTTTATGGGATCTTATGACATCGACTCGTTATGGGGCGTCGATCCCTACAGCTTCACTTGATAAGTGGGATTTTTATACATGCTCGAAATATTGCAATGAATTGGTCCCAGATGGAAAAGGAGGAACAGAGCCACGATTCTCTTTGAATTTATATATGCACTCAAGGTCTGAGATCTTTGACGCAATTAACGAGCTTTCTTCTGCTTTTAGGGGAATTAGTTATTACGGAGCTGGCGCGTTTATCCTTAATCAAGATAGTCCGTCCGATAGTCAATATGTCTTAAGTCCATCGAATGTGATTAACGGGATGTTTACTTATACAGGCTCCTCTCAGAAATCTAGGCACACAACTTGTACCGTTGCATGGCAAGACTATGGTTTATTAGGAGAAGTTCAGCATGAATATGTTGAAGATGCTGATGGAATTAGTAACTACGGAGTTATAAATAAAGCGACAAAAGCAGTCGGGTGTTATTCACAAGGACAAGCGCACAGATTTGGTGAATGGTTATTACTTAGCGAACAGAATTTAACTGAAACAGTTACCTTTGGGGTTGCTTTAGAAAGTGGGATAATTCTATCCCCTGGGATGGTTATAGATATTGCAGATCCAGTAAGGAGTGGAAAAAGAAGGAGCGGTAGGATTTCTTCTGTTACTTCTACAACTATATTTGATGCTGATAGTGATACAGATTTAGGCTCAATAGATTTAGCAAACAATCCAAAATGTTCTGTTATTTTACCTTCTGGATTAATAGAAAAGAAAGATGTTCAGTCAATTAGTGGGACTACAATTACACTTTCTTCTGCCTTCTCGGAAACTCCTAATGTGCAATCAGTATGGATGATTGAAACAGATGATATTAAATATCAACAGTTCAGAGTTTTACAAATATCAGAAGGCAGCAATGCTTCTTACTCCGTTTCAGCAATAGCTTACAACAGTAGCATCTACGATGCAGTAGACCGTGACCAAGCAATATCCGTCCCTGATATTAGTAATTTAAGCATTGTTCCTGAGGCTGTTACTAATGTTACGGGTGAAGAGCATTTATATCAAGACGGTCAAAGTATAAAAACAGCCTTTGAATTAGATTGGTCGCCACCAGCTAACGGTGCTGCTTCTGAATATATAATTAGTTATCAGTTAAATGATGATAACTGGACAACAATTAGAGAAACTTCTACTGCTATAAGAATAGAAAGGTTAAGAGTTGGGACTTTAAAAACACAAATACAAGCGACGAATCATTTAGGATTTGCAAGTCCGTTCTCTACTAATACTTTCAATTTATTAGGAAAAACGGCTGTTCCTGGTGATGTTGCCAATTTAACCTTTGAAGATATTAGCCCGAACTCAGGAAGGCTTAAATGGGACCAGACAACGGCTCTTGATGTAAAAGTAGGAGGTAAAGTTCATATTCGTCATTCAGGTCTGACCGATGGCACTGGAACATGGAACAACTCTATTGATCTTATTGATGCGATTGCTGGTGCTTCTACAGAGGTAATAATCCCTAAATTAACAGGAGAGACATTAGTTAAATTTGCCGATGATTCTGGAAACTTCAGTACAAATGCCACAAGCATAGTTATCCAAACAACAGCACAAAAAGCAGAAACGCTATTAGTTAAGAATCAAAGGGATGATCAAATCAGTCCAACACCATTTGCAGGAAGTAAGACAAATACAGAATATGACGCTACTCTTGATGCCCTTCAGTTAACTTCAAGCGGTGGGGATATAAACAGTACAGGTTCTTATACTTTCGATGACACTTTAGATTTAGGCGGTGTCTTTGCTTTAGATGTCCAACGCTATTTTGTAACTAGAGGAATAAGACCAAGTGATTTGATGGATGTTTGGCCCGACGTTGATGCAAGGTCAGACTGGGACGGTGACATCATTGATGATGTAAACGCTTCTCTTTCTATTCGTGCAACCAATGATAATCCAAGTAGTTCGCCCACTTGGGGCTCTTGGGTATCGCTAAAGAATGGAACATTTAGCGGTAGAGGATTCCAGTTCAAAACAGATTTAACAAGCGGAGATACAACGGAGAATATTTTAATTGACCAGCTAGGTTATGAAGCAAGATTCGATCAAAGGACTGAACATAGTAACGGAGTTGTTGCTAGTACTACTTCTGCTAAAACGATAACTTTCACCAAGCCTTTCTGGACAGGAACTTCTGATCTAGGTGGAAGCACAACAGCCTATTTGCCAAGTGTTTCTGTTATTGTTCATGGACTTTCTAGCGGTGATTACATCGACATGGGAACTGTTACAGGAACGCAATTTACTGTAACCTTGAAGAACTCAGGAGGTTCAGGAATTAACAAGAACTTCTCTTGGACTGCTGTCGGTTATGGCAGAGGGGCTTAAACTAATGATGAACTGGAGGTAGAAAAATTTCCCAACACGACTATATCCTCTCAAATGGTTCAGGTTCGGCTGTCCGTAGTGACCTTAATAATGCTCTTGGCGCAATCCAATCGCTGAACTCTGGGTCATCAGCACCGTCAACAACTGTGGCTTATATGCTGTGGTTAGATACAAGTAATAATCTCCTCAAGATGAGGAATGGGGCCAATAATGCGTGGCTGGAAATTGGAGCAAGTAATGCAGCAAACTTAGGTCTTGCTTTATTAGCTGGAGCAACATTTACAGGCGAAGTTATATTTAATTCCACTGGTTCAATCCAGTTGCCATCAGGAACTACAGCACAAAGGCCAGGTAGCGCAACGAACGGGGATCTGAGATATAACAGCACTGAACATGAGGTGGAAGCGTATAAAAATGGTTCTTGGTCTGATGTCGGCTCAGGTCAAGGTGCAACAGGTGGTAACAATGGAGATAATGCTGTTTTCTGGGAGAATCAACTCGCTGTGACTCATAGTTATACTTTGACCGCGTCTCGTGGTGTTGGCAGCTTTGGCGTGATAGTGATAAATTCAGGAGTAACGGTTACAATACCTTCAACGTCATCATGGGCAATCGTTTGATATGGCAATAACGATTAATGGTTCAACAGGAATAGCATCAGTAGACGGATCTGCGGGCAGTCCAAGCGTAAGAGGAACAGACGCAAACAGCGGAGTCTATTATGCGTCTGACGAGATACATGCCTCTACAGCGGGGGTTTCAAGAGCGCTTATTAATTCAAATGGCGAGATGGGATTAGGTGTTACACCTAAATCTTGGAAAACTGGTGGAGACTTTAGAGCATTACAAATAGGAACAGGTCTTGCTGTTATTGGAAGAGGTAGTGGCGATGAAGATAGAGGTGGTATAAGTGTTAATTATTACGTTAATACCAGTGATACTGGAAAATATATTGGGAGTGGACATGCAAATTATCTTTATATGAATGATGGTAGATATGATTTCAGAACAGCAGCAAGTGGTTCAGCAGATGGCACAATAAGTTGGAGTACTCCATTCTCTATAAAAGCAGATGGAAAAGTCGGAATAGGAATCGAGTCGCCTACAACTTTACTTGATATAAGAGGTACGGCTGGTGGTGGTGAAACTGGTGTAAAGATTGTCAACAGTGCTAATGAATATACAGCACTAATAATGGATGCTAATAGAACTTCTGCCGACAATGCTTTAGGTATTATTGATGGTAGATGGAATGGTAATCAAAATTGTGCAATATATTTAACAGCTGGCAGTGATACGACAAATAAAGACGATGGAGGTCTTCAACTTCAAACTAGACCTAGCGGTGGAGATATAGCTAGTAGATTGAGAATAACTGGTTCAGGCGTTTGGTATAGTTCTTTATATAGTTCAAACACTAATGCTGGTTTATCAGCCAACGTTTTTGTCTTTGAAGATGGAGGGATGGGTCGTTCTAGTTCTTCTGGAAAGTGGAAGAAGAATATAGAAACTATTCAAGATAGTTATGCAGATAAAATATTAACAATGCGACCTACTTGGTATCAGCAAGATGATACTAAAGTGAATATCCCACAGGGTCAGAATAAGGATTGGGGTTATTGGGGATTTATTGCAGAAGAAGTTGCTGCTATTGATCCAAGATTAGTTACTTGGAAAGTTGCTGATTATGCTCCAGATCCAAACAACAAAACTGGAGCTCCAATAAGGACTCCTTTGTCTGAACCTGAACCTGATAACGTTGCTTATGAAAGGTTCGTACCTCATTTAGTTAATTTAATTAAACGACAAGACGATAGAATTAAGGCATTAGAAACTAAAGTCGCAGCATTGGAGGCTGGTTAAATGGGCGCAATTAAATTACCGCATAGCGGTGGCAACTCAATGTCAATCGCAGCTCCGGCAACTAATCCAAGTGGAGATTTAGAACTTAAATTACCTCACACGATTGGTACTGCTGAACAATATTTAAAAAACAGTGGTACTCCTGGGACGCTTGAATTTGGTTCTTTAACTGGTACTCATGGAGCTACCGATTTTACTATTGCAGACGGTAATTTAGTCGTAGCATCTGGTCACGGTGTTGACTTTAGTGCTACTTCTGGTTCAGGTACTTCAGAGCTTCTTAGCGATTATGAAGAAGGAACTTTTACGATGCAGTTCAAGGTTGAAGGTGAAAGTAATATGTCGATGTCTGGAAGATTTGGTGTCTACACAAAAGTCGGGAGATTAGTAACCATTCATGGAGGTGGCGAGGTTTCTGGTGATCCCTCAAATCAAAGTAACAGTAAAGCTATTGACTGGAGTGGACTCCCTTTTACTTCTATGGATTCTGGAGTAATGAACTCGCCAGGAATAACAGGAACAGTCGGCTTTTCGGATTTGGATAGCACTAGCGGTATGTCTGGTACTGCTCCTTGGACTTACCACGTTCAGTTCTATAACAACGGAACAACTGGAAGAATTGTTGCTCAGGATTCTGCTACTACTCCAGTATTCTGCAATGCATCATTAGTTTTGAAAAGTACTACCAAGATTTCGGTTACTCTTACATATATGACAGCCTAAGACCGTAGCTAAGTCTCTAAACTAAGTCTCATTTAAACCTGTTTAGTTCAATCGAACTCTCCTAAAAATGGCTCTTACAGAATCAATCGAGTACGACAAAATTGAGATTGTCTCAGTGTATAAAAATGTGCAAGTTAGAAAGGCCGTGGTTATAAAAAAAGACGGTAAGGAAATAAGCAGATCCTTTCAAAGGTTTGTACTTAGCTCTGGCACGCTAGATGCTTCTGATAATTTCGTTGATAATCCATTAACAAAAGAGCCAGACGGTACAACTGATATTCCAGATGAAGTAAAAGGTGTATGTAGTGCTGTTTGGGTTCAGAGTGTAAAAGATGCTTACAAGGCTAAACTGATAGCAGACAAGTCGGGTACAGCATAATGTCACAGCTCAAAGTTAACGCCATACGCCACACAGGTGCATCAAGTGATGCGATTACATTAGCTAGTGATGGGACAGCTACCTATGCTGCAACTAATGGTACAAGTAACTTCACAATATCTGATGGCAACCTAGTAATAGGAACTTCTGGTCACGGTATTGACTTTAGTGCCACTTCTGATGGAGCTGGAGCAACAAGTGAGGTATTACACGACTATGAAGAGGGATCATTCACTCCTACTTATGACGCACCTGATCAATCTAGTGCTACATTTTCACACTATCAGAATTATGGAAAGTATACAAAAATAGGAAACATAGTAACTGTAGGCATTTATATATCAGGTTATTGTAATGGTAACGCTGGTGGTGGTTCTAATGATGATTTAAAAGTTACTGGTTTACCTTTTGCACCTGCATCAAATACTGGTAGTGGTGATGGTAGGAATACTGCTAATTTTACTATTGGTAATAGATATAAATTAGAATGTGATGATTTAACAGCTTATTGTTATGCAGGTAATACATATATAGATTTATTAGTTCCTAGTAATGGTGGAACTGGGACAATGTTAAAAACAAATCAAGCTGATCAAAATACTACTCAATTTTTCGCTACTGCAAGCTATAGAGTTTCATAAGCCTGACCCTGCTGACTAGATTTAAGCTATCCTGTTAACAGTATTAGTTTGGGCTTATGGCTATAGCTCCTGGCACTTATGATATGACGATCCAAAGAAGGTCGGATCATAGCGTCTCTGTAACTCTTAAAGATTCAGACGGTAGTGCGGTTAATCTTACGGGTTATTCAATCGCCTCTCAAATATGGGACTCTGGACGCACTTCTAAGGCGGCTGATGTCACTTGTGCCATAACAAGTGCCGGTAGTGGGACTTGGACATGGACTTTAACTGACACACAAACGACGACTTTTACTGATAATGAATATAAATATGATGTGTTATTAACTAACGGTTCAGGGCTGAAAGAATACTGGCTAGAAGGTACGATATTTATGGACGAAGGATACACAGCATGACTTCAGTAAATATCACCACAAACAAGAATACAGTCACGATTGATGAAGACAATTCTTCAGTTATTACTGTTGCGACTCAAGGACCACAGGGCGCAAGTGCTGCTGATGCAATTAACGTAGATAGTGCTGTAAACAAATCTATCGTTTACTATGACGGTAGTTCTTCAAGTCTTAAGGCCAATAATACTTGGACCACAGACACACTTACTAACGGGGGCAACTTCTAGTGGCTAACACGATCAGGATTAAGAAAAGAGCTGCTAGTGGCGCAGATGGTGCGCCGTCAAGTCTGTCTCCTTCGGAATTAGCTTTTAACGAAAGTGATCTGAAACTGTATTACGGTTTTGGTGATAATGGCTCAACGCCTCCTTCTGCCAGCTCGATTATTACCGTTGGTGGTTCTGGAGCGTTCTTTAATAAAACAGATACAAGAACAGCAAATACAATTCTTGTTGGCCCTGCAAGTGGTTCGGCTGCGGCTCCTACTTTTCGTGCTTTAGTTGCTGCTGACTTATTAAAGCTAAATGAATTTACGGCTCCTGATGGTGCTGTTTCTCTAAACAGTCAAAAGATCACATCGCTTGCAACTCCTGTTGCTGATACTGATGCAGCCACAAAAGCGTACGTTGATTCAACTGCTGAAGGACTTGATGTTAAAGACTCAGTAAAAATTGCGACTACAGCAAATATCACTCTTTCAGGTACTCAAACGATTGATGGCGTTGCAATTAGTGCAGACGAAAGAGTTCTCGTAAAAGATCAAAGTACAGCATCTCAAAATGGTATTTACCTTTGTAAATCTGGAGGATGGGCAAGAGCCGATGACATGGCTGCGGGTGGTGATGCTGCTGGAGCGTTCACCTTTGTAGAGCAAGGTTCAACACTTGCTGATACAGGTTTTGTTTGTAGTACCAATAAGGGGTCAGCAGTCGTTGGAACTAATAACTTAGCTTTTACTCAATTTAGTTCCGCGGGCGTTACATCCGCAGGAGATGGGCTTGATAGAACCGGAAATGTTTATTCTGTCGATCTTAAATCAAACGGCGGTTTAGTAATTGAATCGACTGAACTGGCTTTAAAACTAGACGCTAGTTCAATCACTGGAACGCTTGCTGTAGGAGATGGAGGAACAGGAGCAACAACAGCCAGTGCAGCAAGAACAGCTTTAGGTCTTGTAATAGGGACTAATGTTCAGGCATTTGATGCTGATCTTACTTCTCTATCTAGTTGTCAATCTGGAGGGGCTGCGGCTTTAGCTGCTCTGACTTCGACAGAAATTGAAATTCTCGATGGAGCAACCGTAACGACTTCGGAGTTCAACACCTGTTGCGACGGTGGAACGTCAGCTACTTCAACGACTTTAGCTACTGCTGATCGTTTTGTTTGCAACGATGCAGGGACAATGAAGCAGGTAGCCATGTCGGATTTAGTCACATTTCTGGAGGATGGTTCTACTTCTGGATTTGATGTAGACGGAGGAACCTACTAAACACACTTATTAGGAGGTAGGTCCAATGGCTAACACTATTAAACTCAAGCGCGGAAGTGGTTCGGACCCTGGTAGTTCAGATCTGTCTGTCGGAGAATTAGCGGTAAGAACTGATACGGCTCTGCTCTTCACAAAGAATGATGGTGGCTCAGTTGTTCCTATTGGAATATCTGATGGAGATAAAGGCGACATAACAGTTAGCAGCAACGGCGGAACTTTCACGATTGACGCTGACGCTGTTACTTATGCCAAGATTCAAAACGTAAGTGCAACTGATCGTTTATTAGGTCGCGATTCTTCTGGTGCGGGTGTTATTGAAGAGATTTCGCCAAGCTCAGTAAGAACAATGCTTGGTCTAGCGACCTCGGCAACAACAGACACAACCAACGCTTCCAATATCGGTTCAGGAACTTTAGCCGCTGCAAGAGTCGCAACGCTTAACCAAGACACAAGTGGAACGGCTGCAATAGCGACAACTGTAACGGTTGCAGATGAATCTTCTGATACTTCATGCAATCTTCTATTTGCAACATCGGCAACAGGAAACCTTGCACCGAAAAGTGGAACGAATTTAACTTTTAATTCTTCGTCTGGGGTCTTAACTGCCACAGGATTTGCAGGTGATTTAACAGGCGATGTAACAGGCGACGCTTCAGGATCATCTGGAAGTTGCACAGGAAATGCAGCAACATCAACGATTTTAGCAACCAGTAGAAATTTCTCTTTGACTGGAGAAGTTACAGCAAGCGACACAGGTTTCAACGGGTCGGCTGATTGTGATATTGCGACAGTAATCGCCAATAATATTATTGATGAGGCGAATTTAAAAGTAAGTAATGGCCCGACTAATGGATATGTTTTAACAGCTAGATCAGGGAACACAGGAGGGATGACATGGGAAGAAGCATCTGGAGGTGGTGCAACTGGTGGATCTTCAGATAAGATTTTCCAAGAGAACGGTCAAACAGTTACAGCTAACTACACAATCGGGGATACTCTCGGTGCAGCCTGTAACGCTATGAGTGCAGGGCCAATAACTATTAATTCAGGCGCGACAGTTACTATAGACTCAGGCGACAACTGGATTGTTTTATGAACATTGAAGATGTTAAAAAGCTTGCTCTTGAATGGCAAGAAGAATTAAACAAAGAAAAGCAGCGCAAACTACAAGCCGATGCCGTCTCTCAAGATGCTTCTGTAAAAATTAATATGTATGATGGCGGCCTACAGTTTGCCGAAATGTTGGCGAAGAAGATTGATCAGACAGGAGTTGTCCAACTAGGTACAAAGGCATCAAGCAAGAAAATAAAACCGTAATCATTGCTAGGATTGGGGTTAAGGCTTTTAAAAAAGCTTCCTTCATATAAGAATCCATGTTCCAGAAGATCGTAAACGGGGCTGCTGTCTTAAGTTTAGTCCTTAGTGGTGGGCTTGCCGTGAGTGCTTTCCTTGGTTATAGGTATGTAACAGGTCCAGACTTTAAGGATAAAATAAAGGAAGCCGTCATGGGAAATGTGACGAAATCACTGCCTTCTGCTATCGGCAGCCAAATGCCTAAATCAACTGGCCCCGCGATGCCATTTAGATGAATCCACTCAACTGGATTGGCTCGTTATTCGTTTATACATCACCCGATCCTTTAGACGGATATCGTCATTTTCTGCGATATAAAACCAGCAAAGAATTGCAATCTTTGGCTGGTACTACCAGTCATTACAGCAAGACGATTTTAATTAATATGATTATCGATGGACATCGGTGAGATCGAAATACAAGAGGTTGCAATCCCTGAAATCCTAGAGATTCCTGCGCCTATTGTTGTTCCGCCTGCTATTCATTTACAACAAGGCTTCCCTATCATTGACATGCCTTGTGCTGAGACAAGGGAAAAGCAGACAAGCGGTAAAGAACATTTTAACAATGACCCAGATGGGAACACCGTCTTATGTGATCATGCGCCAGCTTGGTATTTTGCTCCTGATTATTCTCCAGGGGCAACGGTTATTAAGAAGCAAGCACCCAAAACCGCAGAACAACCTGAACAGAATCAACAACCCAATACAGCAAAACAAGAAGTCCCTAAAATTCCACCTAGCACAAGCGATGATAAAGAGATTGAATGTCCTGCGAAAGACCAGAATTACCGCCTAGGCGATATAAAAAACGCAGAAGCAAGGGAGAAAGTTATCGGGTTTGAAGTTGTTGATGGTAAATGCCTTGAAGTCTGGGGGCCGACCTCCATACCCGACAGATACCTTCCAAGTCCGTCGGTAGCTGCTACAACTTTTGGAATAACAATCGTAGCTACATCAGCCGCTACTCTTACACCTTGGGCTACTAAACTCCTCAAGCCCCTCTTTAAGCAAGTGATAACAAGAGTTAAGAAGCTATTAGGTAAGAAGCCCGAAAAATTAACCCGATCAGAAATTATTGCGAATCGTTACCGCCAGAAGAAGGATTTGCCACCGTTGAAGAAATAGGATGTTGATGATCAATCAACGTATTCGGAGTACTTACCAACTCAACGTCGGCGCATAATATTGCGTATTTTGTTCCAGGCTTGTAGCGATAGCCCTTGCTCATAAGATCACCGCATGTCTTCAACCGTCCTAATTCGACTGCTATTTTCTGATCGTTTAGCTTTGCCAGAATCAAATCTGATTGTCTTTTCTGTGCTTGCCTACAAGTATTAACAGATTTTCTGTCAAGTTGAATATTCCAGCTAACACTTATTCCTGGTGAGATTGAATAGTTGTCTTTTTGTGCCGTTCTGATCGTCCTGTAACCAATGACTTTTCCTGGATCATCCGCGTCGCCGTCGCCTACAACATTCCCATCTGCGTCTGTAGTTCCTTCTATGTCCCTAGTTGAATAAATGGGATCGAGGTAGCTGCTTTGATATGGCCTTGTTGCGCTGAATCCTGTGGTCAGAAAAGGTTGGACAACCAAGGTATCTCCTTGACAGACAACTGTATTTAATCCTACTTGGTTCTGGAATTGACGGGTTGGCATGTTCATTACGCCAACATTTTGGACGCTCCCAGAGGAATTAGCGATTGGGTTTGCTGTAGAAGTGGTATTACTTAGCGCAGGAGATTGCAGCCCTAGACTAATAAATAGTAAGGGTAATATCCTTTTCACTGTGTAAATGTACTTGTTGATTCTGTCACTGATTGTATAGTTATAGTCCTATCTATTTCAACAAAAGAATTTAACCCTGGCCCCATATAGGTTTCATGGTATTGAGTATTAGCACCCGCGACTGACTGCTTCCATTGAGGCTTATTATTCAAATCTATGCTTGTTGTTGTTGACGTTATTCCATTAATAGTTGTTGGTGTTCCACCGACGGAAGGCGGTGTAATTGTGCCGCCATTTAGCGGCTCTATATTTGAACCCCCAGAGGTATATTGGTAGCCTGTCGAGTAAGAATATGAACGGATAATTTCTCGCGTTTCGCTAGAGCTGGTCGTTCGGCTTATGCTATTTCCTGCTGCAAAATTTGGGATTACAGGAATAGCAAAGCAAGGGCTTGGCAATAGTACCAAAAGGATTAATGCCCTTTTCATTTAGTCAACTTGCAACGTACTTGTTACGGAACCCGTTACGCTCGTCCCTGACGAACCTGGAGTTAGGCTAACTGTGCCGCCGCCTACGGTTGTGATCCCTATTGCCATTGTTGTTCTATTACCACCGCTATAAGTAACAGTAGAACCGAGGCTAGGGAGGGTAGCCGTTGCCCCTGTAGTCGCTGAGACTGCTGTTGCGCTGGTTATATTATCGCCCATAGTGAACGATTCTGTTAAAGCCGTAGCCGCGCCTGCGGTGGTTTGGGTGTATGCCGTCGAACCCATCGTTGCTGCCACACCCGTCAGATCACCGTTACTATCAGCGGCGGGTGCTGTTAACTTTCCAAGCGTTCCTGCTGTGACCCCTGACGAACTCATGGAATAGGTTGAGCCTAGGCGGGTTGCATTTGAGTAACTGCCATCCACGATGCCCTGTGCTGAGGCTGTAATTTTATGGATATAGCCAGCCTGTGCAGGAGATACCGCGAAGAGAAAGAGGAAAGGAATTAAGCGTTTCATTTTAGGAAT